GACGAGAGGCCTGTGCATGACGACGAAGCGCCCGTGGTACCCTCATTACGTCCTCGATTATCGCGCCGACACGTCGCATCTGACGTTGGAAGAACACGGCGCCTATCGGACGCTGATTGACGAATATTGGCTTGCTGGAGGGCTCCCTACCGACGATAGAAGGCTGGCACGTATTCTCAGGCTATCGCTTCCTGAATGGCTGAACATCAAGCCGGAAATAGCCAGCCTTTTTTTATCGAATTGGAAGCACAAAAGAATCGAAAAAGAGCTGAAGAATTCTCGCGACAGAAGAAAACATGGCCAAAAAGGAGCTTCTAAGCGTTGGGGGAATAAGGTAAAATTGGAAAATGCCCAACAGATGCCCGAGGATATGCCCGAGGATATGCCCGGGGAATGCAACTTCACACTTCACAATAAGAGAGAATCTCTACACCTAGATCTAGATCCTACAGAGATAACTAAGATTCGTACCTCTCCCAAGAATTGTCCAAGTAAAACTTGGACTTCGCTGTTTGATGAATTCTGGCAAGCTTGGCCAAACAAGGTTGGGAAACCGGCAGCGCGGAAAGCGTTCGAGAAGATTGCCAAATGCCCAGAGTTCGATTACGAAGCCATCCTCACCGGGGTCGAGCGCTATAAACGGCAAAAGCCCACTGATAGGTCATGGCTAAACCCGGCGACGTTCCTGAACGATGAGCGGTGGAACGATGAGCCCGCCGACGCAACTCCCGGCATGTTTGTCGGAAGAAGCAACGGCACGCGTGGAGCGATAGAGGCGTTTTTGAATGGCGATACCGACCCAACAGGACGCGAAAAAGGCACTAGCGAAGCTGTTCCTTTGCTTCCAAATGAGTGGCGACGAGAGTGAGCGCAATGCTAAGCTTAAAGCCTATTGGGAGGTTCTCGAAGGGCGGCCGCATCGTTTCGTGGTTGAGGCGTGCGAGTATGCCGCAAAGGGCAAGGTAGGCGACGGTAGGTTTTTGCCAACGGCGGCGGAATTGTTTCAGACAGCCGAGGTTTTTGCCGCCCGCGAAGCACAGCGAAGGCGGCCGCGTGAGGTCGAATACGCGCCGAAGAATGACCCAGCCACAAGGCAACGCATCATCGAAGGGTTCGATAAGCTTCTAGCCGATTTGATGTCCAGCACGCCCATCGACCCGGATAGGGCAACGAAGGACGCATTTCGTTGACGATGGTCGAGGGCCCATATGGCAGCAAGCGAAAACCAGGTATTGATCGCCAGGCCACTACCTTGGGGGCCGCGAAGATTGACTACTCAAAACCGATAGACATTTCGCCAAGGCTCAAGCCATATATCGACAAGCTCGCCAACGATATTGCCATGGTCAACAAGCTCGAAGAAGCCGAGCGCGCCGATGACCCAGGATCAGTTTGACCTTATACTTCACCGTATGGATGTTCTAGAGGTGCTCGGCGGAGTCGCCGTGATTGCGGTGTGCGCGACGCTGTTCATCGTCGGTTATCTAGCCAGGTTCAGGAAATGACAAATCAAACGGAAGCCTCCGACGGAAAGGGCGTCAGCCGTCTGGAGATTGCGGATAAATTGGATATCGACGAGTACACGGTAAACGCGCTTGCGCGGAAGCGAATCGTCATACGCCTTGGACATGGCCGCTATGACCTTGATGCGTCTCTCAGGAACTACATCCGGCGCTTGCGAGAGATGGCGTCTGGGCGGACGACTACCGAGGAATCGGGGCTCAACCTGCCTGATGAGAGCGCCAAATTGAAGAAGGCTCAGAGGCAGAATTACGAGCTCAAGAATTCCCTCATCGAGCACAGCGCGGTTCTGCTGGAGCATGTTCGCCCGGCGTGGGGCCGCATCATATCGGCGGTAAGGAACGCAATGCTGGCGGTCCCAGGGAAGCTTCGTTTGCTTCTTCCGCATCTGAGCCCGCAGGACATCGAGGTGATTTCGAAGGCCATCAAGGACGGGTTGAAGAGCGCGGCGCTGACCGACACGCCGCCTGCCATCGACATCCCGACCACCCTTGAGGACGAAGAATGACTATCGTCGAGCAGTCTACTGGCGGCGGTTTTCCCGTCGCTGCTTCGGCTGCCAATATCGAGCCTGCCATCAGGGAAACGCTTCGGCTTCTACTGCCGCCGCGGGACCTGACGCTTTCCGAGTGGGCTGACAAGTACGCGTATCTCTCGCCGGAGACGAGCGCGAACCCTGGCAAGTTCACGAGCTTCGGCTATCAGCGCGGCATGATGGACGCGGCCACTGACCCATCGGTTACGCAAATCACGGTCATGAAGAGCGCCCGTGTTGGTTACACGAAATGCCTCGACCACATCATCGGATATTTCATCCACCAGGACCCGTCACCGGTACTGATTGTTCAGCCTCGTGATGTTGACGCGACTGACTACAGCCGGACCGAGATCGCGCCGATGTTGCGTGATACGCCGGTTCTTCACGCCATTTCCGGGGAAGTGAAGGCAAAGGATCCTGACCAGAGAATTGTCAAGCGGGTGTTTCGAAACGGGGCGAGCGTCTCGTTCATCGGGGCCAACAGCCCTGGCGGCTTCCGGCGCATTACGGCGCGGATAGTGTGCTTCGACGAAATCGACGGGTACCCAGTTACAGGTGCCGGCAAGGAAGGCGACCAGATCAGACTTGGCACGAAGCGGTCAGAAACGTTCTGGAACCGGAAGATAATTTTGGGGTCGACGCCTACCATCAAGGGCGAGAGCCGGATCGAGAAGGCGTGGTTGGAAAGCGACCAGCGCCGGTACTACGTGCCTTGCCCACATTGCGGGGCAACGCAAACTCTGAAGTGGAGCAACCTTCGCTGGGACAAGAGCGATGACGGAAAGCATCGTCCTGAGACAGCGCACTTCGTTTGCGAGGCGTCTGGCTGCGTCATAGAGGAACGCTGGAAGCCTCAGATGATTGACCGCGGTGCCTGGGTAGCGGCGAAGCCATCCGAAGGGCATGCAGGGTTTCATATCTGGTCGGCGTACAGCTTGTTCCCGAATGCCTCGTGGCCGAATCTGGTCAGGCAATTTCTTCTGGACCGCAATGACCCAATGCTTCTCAAGACGTTCGTCAACACCGTGCTTGGTGAGACATGGGAGGACGAGGTAGAGAAGATCGAAGGCAACTCGCTTCTTCGTCGGCGCGAGAACTACGGCGTTGAAAACATCCCGGACGTCATCCGGTCATTGACGGCGGGCGTGGATTTGCAGGGCGACCGCCTCGAGGTCCAGATCATCGGCTGGGGTGACCGTGAAGAAATCTGGACTATTGATTATCAGATACTCTACGGCGACCCGGCGCAGCAGAGCGTCTGGGTAGAACTGGACAGGACCCTGCTCGCAAAATATCACACGGATGCAGGCCGAGAGGTACGCATCAGGGCGGCCTGTGTCGACACCGGTGGCCACCACGCCAACGCGGCCATCCAGTTTTGCAAGGCGCGACGCGGTCGCAACATGTACCCGATCAAGGGGTTTGCCGGGCCTCGCCCTGTTTGGCCGAAGCGCGCGAGCCAGACGAAACTGAAGGACACGATTTTCGGCATTGGCGTCGATACGGCCAAGGACGCAATCTACGGCAAGCTGAGAATCCAGAAGCCGGGCCCGGGATATATCCATTTTCCTGTCGGCGGAATTTTCGACGAAGAGTATTTCGAGCAGCTTACGTCGGAGCACGTACAGACACGTTTCAAGGAAGGGCGTCCCTATAGGGTCTGGTATCTTCCGGAAGGCAAACGCAACGAGGCGCTGGACACTATGGTTTACGCGCTTGGCGCGCACCACAGCTTCGGGCGCTCTGGCAGCATGCTCGACCCGCACCAGACAGCCCAAGTGGTCCATACGGGTCAAGCGGCCAGGCCAGTACAACCTGCATCTCCGTTCCCGGCGGCAGCGAAACCACGGCGTTCAATTGCGAGTCTGCTTCCGAGGTAGGGATGTTGGACGTGGCAACGAAGCTCGCTCTGCTCGCTTTCTTCGTGTTCGTGTTTTCATGGATTCTTGACCTCTATGGTGGGTGAAGCAACATGAGCATCGGGGACATCGTCGGCACCGTCGTTATTATCTTCATCATCCTTTTCATACTCAACAAGGTCTAAAAAATGGCACTCATCCCGCTTGCAATTCAAATCCTGTGGCTTCTGATCGGCATCATCGTCATCCTTGGTGTGGTCTGGCTGGTGTTCCTGGCGCTCAGTCAGTTCGGGATGATTGTTCCACAGAACATCAAGAACGCGGTCTATCTGATAATCCTGATCCTGATCATCATCTTCGCATTGACCATGCTGAGCGGGGCAGGTGGCGGCATGTCAGGGGTCCGGCTCAAATAGCCATGCCCAAAGAAAAGATAAAAGTCGACCCTGAGACGAAAGCCAAGCGCCGTAACTTTCGCGACGTGATACGTGACGAAATCTACGGTGCGGCCATGAAGGCTGGCGGAGAAGTCGTGGTCGCGGGCAAAAACGTCATCCGCCTTGATACCAAGGACGTCGACAAAATCGCCAAGAGAATCGCGAGGCGATGGCTGATAGGGCCGAGATGAACGATTGGGACGTGGCGTTTATCATCCTGCCGATGATGGCGATGGTCTTCATCGTCGCACCAGCCATTATTTTGAGCAAGTATGCAGCAAAACGACATGTGAGTGAGCGGTCGAAGTTATCTTCCGCCTTCGTCACAGGCTGGCTTTGGGCGCGTTCCGTCGATGCGAGGTTGGGATGCTCGAGGAGATAGTCATAGTTGCGATGCTCATTGTTATCGTTGCCGTTTTAATGGCATGACGTGATCCTGCCACTTATCCTCGCGGCCAACGTTTACTTATGCGACCCGCATGGGCTCTGTTCATGGCAACACGACTGGGTAGGCATAGGAGACAAGCCGTGGCCAGTGCCGCGACACTATCCTGGCTGGTGGGGACATGAGAAGACAAAGAGAAGGACGTGCAAGCGCGGCGACCCGCATTGGAAAAATGATTGCAATTAATTCGTAGGTAACATTATGCCTGAGCCGAGTGGTGATTCCTATTCAGGCCCATATTCCGGGCCATCCTACTTTGACAGACGTCGCGATGAAATGGCAGCTGCAGGAAACTACAAGAACGGAGACTTTTCTGGCAAATACGCAAACATATTACAGACGCTGACGGTTGTGGCGATAGCTGTTGGCGGCATCTATGCGGCCATCATCATGCCATTGCACGAACAACTGATAGAAGTGAAAGCGGATCTGGCACGCGTATCCTCCGGTGATATCCAGAACCTTGAAAAAACCAGCGATTTCTTTATTGCCCAAATGAAGGGAAAAATTACACGGGAGGAGCACGAGGAGTTCAAGCTGCGGGAAGACAAGACGATTGACGGAGTCAAGTCGGAGCTTCAAAGCGCTAAGTCGGAGATTGCCTACCTCCGCGACAATCAGGTGACCCGGGCGGAGCAGGTCAATCACTGGGACCAGCAGAAGGAGAACCTGGCTGAAGTGCGCAAACAGATAGATGACCTGCGCAAAGATTTTGGCGGACAATATACCGTCTCCCAGAAGCTACTAGACATACAAAAACAACTCGACGATATGAGGGCGTCATCTGCCACTTCCCACGTGCAGTTGAACAGCCCGTCGCCAACTATCACTGTGCCATCAAGGTAAATAAGAGTGAGGCGCTGGGATGAAAAATATTTCTGTGGCGGCATTTGTAATCTGGACCAGCCTCGCCACTGTCGTCGCCCACGCTGATAAATCTGATCCTCACCATGCCGCAAAGTCGTGCCCTGATGGTTATACCGTTAACGGCGATATGTGCATACCTATTACAACAGTGTGCGAAGGAACAGGTCCAGCAGCTGTTGTGGAGGCTGTCTGTGCTGCGATCATTAATGCGGCGCGGGCGGCGGCTAGCAAAGTAAACGATCTTGGCCAATGACACACCGCAGCCGAAGAAGACGGGGCTACGAAGGTCGACGAGACACATGGCGGCATCTCACTCCTGAGGTAATGGCGCTAGTCAAATCCAACCTTCTTGAAATTAAAACCGCATGGGAGACACCAGATGGCGAAAAGCGACAAGAAGCCAAAGAGCGACAAGGCGAAACTGAAGAAAAAAGGAAAAGGCAAAACGAAGGCAGCTAGTAAGTGACGAAAGCCGAGGACATCGAGGCCATCCTGACGAAGGCGAGAAATGCGGCGCAGCACCCGATGTGGATAAGCGTGCGCCGGGTTCATATCAACGGAATTGGGCGTGTCGAATTCCCATCCTGGCTTTCCGAGTTGTGGCTGCTCGACGGTCACTGGGAGGAGACAAGTGCGCGGTTCCTGTCCAAGGATCAATTTGTCAAAGAGCTCGAGGACGTACTCGCGGTGGTGAAGGATCAACAGCATGAAGACGAGCTGCAAGATTTGCGTCGCGGCTAGGAACTTGTGGGCGCGCGCAGTCAAGGCACGTGCTGTGATACGGACACGCAAGAATATCGACACCGAAGAAACGCTTGCGGAGAACTTTCGTCGGTATGAGATGTGGCGGGATAGCTGCTTCACGTCCCGCGCCGGTAAAGAAGGATAAACCGAATGCGGTGGGATCCTAATGCGACCGAGTTTGCGGGACTTCCGGCTTCGACGCTCCGAGGCTATCTCGCGCAAGCCCAGGTGGCCTACCAGAATTTGATGATTGGCGGACAGCCGCAAACAGTTTCGTATGAAGGCAAGAGCGTTACCTATCGCGTACCGGACATGGGCGCTCTCGCCCAGCACATCATGTATCTTCAACGGATGCTCGGGAACCGCGCCGCACAGCGGCGGGCTCTGAGGCCATATTTCAGATGAGCGGCGATACCATCCAGGCAATTATTCTGGTGGCTGGTGTCATGTGGTTGGTTGCTGCATCTATCGGGCCGTGAGATGAGGAGTCGCGAACATGGGCTTGGTCAAAGCAGGCGTTAAAGGCGAGACTGCAATCGCGGGTGGCGCCACGACGATCCCTGGCAATCTGTACACGATCTTTCACGCGACGATTCCCAACCAGAACGGCATCGTCAAGGTGTGCCCCGTGGGCCAGGTCACAGCGACCGCCATGCTGGCAGCGCTTGGGTTCAGTGGGGGCACCGCCGCGCCGACGAACATACCTGCTCGTGCTACTGGCGTGCAGGCCGGGCCGCTCGACGAGGGAAACGATGTCTTCAACGTTTGAGACGCCCAAGGTCAGCGCCATCCCTATCAGAACGGTCGCGCGGCAAACGGACGTCGTCGACTTCAAAAGGCAACGCAGGAGACATGAGGTAGAGGCTCGCTATAAAGAACTTGTGCTTACCTGGGAGGAGCACTTTCAGTTCAGTATGAGAATGCTGAAATCCGAATACAAAATGAAATGTCATGTCGCGCAGTCGCTACGCGATGCGCAGCTTCGACTCATTGACGAAGGCCATAATGACTGAGCGACCTCCAAAGATAACTTTCTTAGACTGGGACGGTACGCCGTTTAAGCCGGTCGACCGGACTCCTGCGCAGACTCGGCCTGGCCGATCTACGCCGCGCGCGCTGACTGGAGGAAGTGGAAACTTTGGCGGTCCCCCATATGACGCCGCGGATCTATGGGGCCAGCATATGGCGGCGTGGCAGCCGATGCTGCTCAGCCCTGATGCCGAACTCAACATGTATCGCGACCGGATTGTGTCCCGCGCGCGGGATATGGTTCGCAACGACGGTTGGGCATCAGGTGCCATAACAAGAATTCTCGACAATACGATCGGCTCGCTTCTACGGCCGGTTCCGAAACCTGATTATAAGCTTCTTGCCGACGCGACTGGAATCAAAGGGTTCGATCATGAATGGTCGAACGAATACTCGCGATGCATCGATGCTCTCTGGCGCTCATGGGCGGTCGATGACATCGGACGCTATGCTGACGCAGGGCGTAACAATACGTTTTCACAGTTGATGCGGCTGGCCTTCCGGCACAAGCTGATTGACGGAGATGCGCTAGCTGTTCTTCTGTGGATGCCAGAGCGCATTGGCCGTGGCCGCGCATCCTATGCAACGGCGATCCAACTTGTCGACCCTGACAGGCTATCCAATCCTCAACTGCGTTTTGACCAACACAGCATGCGCGGCGGCATCGAGATCGATCAATGGGGAGCTGCGAAGTTCTATCATATCAGGCGTGCGCACCTTGGGGATTGGTTCAGCGCGGCGGAATCGCAAATATGGGATAAGCTTCCACGCGAGACATCCTGGGGGCGGCCAATCGTCGTGCATGACTATGACAGTGACCGCGCGTCTCAGCACCGTGGTGGGGCCGGCATTTTCACGCCGGTTCTGGAACGGCTTAAAATGCTCGTCAAGTATGATGGCACAGAGTTGGATTCCGCTATCATAAGTGCGATTTTTGGAACCTATCTGGTGTCTCCATACGACCACGAATTGATGGCCGACGCCGTCGACGACCAGGAGAACTTCCTGCCGCTCTATCAGCAGCAGCGCAAGGAGTTCCACAATCTTTCGAACATCATGATCGGGAATGCGCGAATTCCCAGTCTGTTCCCGGGCGAGGACATCAAGGCCGTCATGTCCAACAGGCCGTCGGCCAACTTCCATGCCTTCGAAAGTGCTCTCCTGAAAAATGTAGCAACTGGTCTCGGGCTATCTGCGCAGCAGGTTTCCAACGATTGGTCGGATGTGAATTACTCAAGCGCGCGTGCGGCGCTCCTCGAGGCGTGGAAAACTTTAGAGCGTAGGCGGGAAAATTTTGGCGAGGGGTTCTGCGACCCCATCCGCGCTGCATGGCTGGAGGAAGCATTCGACGTAGACGATATACCATTGCCAGCTGGGGCTCCTGACTTTCCTACTTTCCCTGGCGCGTACTCGCGCTGCAGATGGATGGGGCCAGGAATGGGATGGGTCGATCCTGTTGCTGAAAAGCAAGGTGCCGTGATCGGCATGGATGCTGCGATTTCGACTCATCAATTTGAATGCGCGCAGCAAGGTCTAGACTCCGAAGAAGTTCTGGAGCAGCGAGCCTACGAACTGAAGCGGTTCGATGAATTGGGAATTCCGCGGCCGGCATGGGCAGGTCAGTTCATAACGCAGGGTGGCGAGGGCCAGGACACGACGCAAGACCCTGCATCGAAGAATCCTACGAACGCGACCAAGGTCAGTAAAAAACCGGTGGCGGCGTAAAATGCCAATTGGATATCGTCCACACCCAGACGTTGGGTTCCCACCCAAGTCCCCTGAGGACAAGCGAGAGGAATACATGGAGCAGATCGTCGAGCATCCGTTTATTGCCGGCGCCCCAGATGACAAATCCCGCTGGGAGGCGGCTAGGGTTCTCGTCATGATGGAACTGCGCGACAACAAGGAGTGACTTCATGGCCGCACAAGCAACACAAGCCGTCATTTCCGTGGGCGCCTCGTATGTTAGCCTCGGCACGACTACGGCCGCAAGCGGCATGCTAATTTCACCGGAGGGGGAGATCGAGTTCATTGCAGCCACGGGCCAGCCGGCGGCAACTGCGGCCGGTCATCCTTTGGGAATGCAGAGCGTTCCATTCTTCTTTCCAACGTTAGTAGCTACTCAAATTTGGGCGATCTCCGTCACTGGCGTGGCTGTCAACGTTGTGGTCACCTTCTGATGACGCCATTCTTCGCCCAGCGTCTTTTCAACGTCCCGCTTCTCCTGGAAGGGAGCCGCGCGGCTGCAATGCTGGAGTCGTTACGGGCGCGCGTGGACTACGAAGTCGTCGTCCAAGAGAAAGCCGAGTATCGGCCATATACTCTCGTCGACGGGGTCGCAGTCATTCCCGTCATGGGGATTCTTGTGCATGCGCCCGGATTTGGATGGGGCGAGTGTCTGTATCAAGACCTTTCAAGGTGCATTGATTGGGCAATTAACGACGTCGATGCCTCCTGCATCGTCCTGCATGTCGATTCGCCGGGTGGAGAGGTCGCGGGATGCTTCGATCTTGCCGATAAAATCTTTGCACTGCGCAAAGTTAAGCCGATTTACGCGATTTGCGACGAGTGCGCCTACTCGGCGGCCTACGCGATCGCCTCCGCGGCGACAAAAGTCTATGTGCCGCGCACTGGTGGCGTCGGATCGGTCGGCGTAATCGCTCTGAGGCTCGATATCACGGCTTCTCTCGCCCAAATGGGCGTAAAAATCACGACTTTGCAGTTTGGCGACCGGAAAACCGACACTTGTCCGACGACTCCGCTCTCGGAAGGGGCGGAAAAGCGTCTTCAGGCCGATATTGACGCCCTCGGCGAGCTGTTTCTCTACATTGTGGCCCGAAATCGGGGCAAAACCATCGAAGAAATTCGTGAAATGCAGGCGGGAACCTTTTTAGGGCAACTCGGGGTCGACTCTGGCCTCGCCGACGCCGTTTTAACGCCTGATGCGGCCTTCCTCACCGTGATGAAGGCAAAAACGGCGATCCCTCGCCAATAACAGGAGTACCCACTATGGCAAACACGCAAAAGGCGCCCGCTTCGGTGGGTGCAATCTCTTCGTTCGCCCATCTCGCCGGCGTCCTCGCGGCCAAGGCCGACAATGATACCGAGGAAAAGAAGGACGAGGAGGATCGCAAGGAAGACGAAAAAGAGGACACCGAGGCCAAGAAGAAAAAGGCCAAGGGATCCGCGAAGGCCGAGGACGAAGAGGCCTGCGACGAGGGCGACGACATGCCCGAGAAGAAGGGCAAGAAGGCCAAGGCCGAAAAGGAAAAAGACACCTCGGATGATGATAGCGACTATGACGACAAGAAAGCTCGCCATGCAGAGCGTGTCCGTATCCATGCCATCATGACCTGCATCGGCGCCAAGCATGCGGTCGAAGAGGCCGAGCGGCTCTCCTTCAGCACCGATATGTCGGCGGAGCAGGCGATTGGGCATCTCAACGTCAAGGCGATTGAGCTCCTGTCGGCGAAGGCACTGAAGCCGGCGCCTAAGGTCGACGCTTTGCGTGATCGTATGGCTAACATCGACGTGCAGGTCGGGCCTGGTGATCCGAAAGAGCCAAGCGGCGGCACTGGCAACGCCTATCAGGATCAGGTCAGCATGACTGCGGCTGCGATCATTGCAGCGGGCAAACGGCGCCGCGGCGAGAAAGCCTAACCATTACGCGCGCCGGCGGCCCGCGCTTCTCCATTTGGCAGCACTTTTATAACAGGAGGCCTCCATGGCTTTGAATCCCACTGTCTTCCAAGACAACCCGCAACAGCCGGGCATTATCGCTGAACTTTACAACCCCGATCAGCTACTGATGGGCGGACCGTATCGCACGGAAGGTCAGGCGCTCATCTCTGGCTCTGCGGTCCTATTGCGCGGCACTGTTATGGGCCAGACCATGGAGGGCGCCTATACCGCGACTCCAGGCAAGGCGTTCGGAACCGGCACCATTACGGTTGCTCAGGTCCCAACGGGTGGCTCCGTCGCGGGCGGCGGCGGCACTCCCGTCGGCGGTGACACGATGACCATCAACGGCACCGTCGTCACTTTCGTGGCGGTTCCTAGCGGCACCGTATCAGAGCCAAGCGTAGGCAACGAGGTCGTTCTTCCAGCTGGCCTCGTGGCGGGTTCGACAGCTACGGCGGACCTCGCGGCAGTTGCGAGCGCCATTGCGTCGTTCCTGAATGGTTCGGTTGATGTCAACATCTCGAAGATGTCATTCAGCGTTGCGGCTGCCGTTGTAACTGCGACTGCGAAGATCCCTGGCACCGGCGGCAATGCCTATACTCTGGTCGTCTCGAACGCCACCTCGCTTACCGTTTCGGCCGGAACTCTTACCGGCGGCACGGCGAACACCGGGGCTGAGACGATCGGTTCGGTCACCGCAGGACCGCAAACGCTTCCAGGTATCTACACGATCGCTCTAATCAGCACGACACAGGCGAATGTCACCAATCCTGTGGGAGAGTCGGTTGGCGTGGCTACCGTAGGTACGGCATTCGTCGATCCCCAGCTTAACTTCACGATCACCACTGGCGCGAGTATCGCGGCCGGAGATACGTTTGTGATTGTTCCGGCGGCTGTTGGCGCGAGTGTCTGGAAGAAGGCTGTGGCAACCGCGACGGACGGAACCGAGGTGCCCACCGGCATTCTGCTCGATACCTCAGACCCGACCGGCGGAAACGTCAACTCGGGCATCCTGCTTGAGGGCGCTGTCAACGGCAATGCACTCATCTTCGATCCAAGCCTCACTTTGGCTGGGGTCAAGCAGGCGCTCCGCCTCTGGAATATCTACGTCAAGGCGTCGCTCTCGTCTGCGCCGCCGCAATAATCAGCCCGGCCAGCTTCGGCTAAATCGCATCATCATTTTAAGGAGTCACTACAATGGCCGTTAACGCGCCGGGGCCAGGAATCAACGCCATTCTCGATACGAATGTGTTGATCCAAGTTGTCCCCAATTTGCTACGACCCACTACCTTCCTCCTCGACAAATATTTTCCCAATCTTGTCACCTCTGACACCGAGTATGTGTCGATCGACGTCGATATCGGCAAGCGCCGTATCGCGCCGTTCGTCTCGCCTCTTGTCGAGGGCAAGCTTGTCGAGCAACGCCGCATGCAGACCAACGTCTTCAAGCCGGCGTATATCAAGGACAAGCGCGCGCCAGACTTGCGCAAGCCGATCCGTCGTATGATCGGTGAGCGTATCGGCGGCGACATGTCCGGTTCCGAGCGAGAAATGGCGAACATCGAATTTGAGATGACGGACCAGATCGATATTCTGACCCGTCGCCTTGAATGGATGGCAGCTCAGGTTCTCCAGAACGGAACCGTGACGATCATTGGAGACGGGTTCCCGACCCAATTGATCGATTTCGGCCGCGATCCATCGCTGAGCGTAACTCTTACGAGCACTCTGCAGTGGACGATTGCAAACGTCGTTGCTGGAACGGCAACCCCGACGCTCAATATCGAGGCCTGGCAGCGCCAGATTCTCAAAAAGAGCGGCGCCACTGTTACGGACATCATTTTCACGACCTCAAGCTGGGAAGGCTTTATCGCCGACCCGCTGCTCAAGGGCGCGATCTACTATCCGAAGCTGGGCGAGTTCGGAAACGCCATCGACCCGGGTGCGCGTATCGAAAAGGGAGCTGTCTACAAAGGGCAGTGGGGACAATACTCGCTGTGGATCTACAACGAGTGGTATGTCCAAGTCGACAGCGCGACCAATCTTGAGGTCGAATTGCCGATGCTGACTGATGGCACCGTCATTCTTGTTGGCCGGGACATGATGGGAACCCGCGCGTTCGCGCAAATCCTTGATCCCGCGTTCAACTACGCCGCGCTTCCGTTCGCCCCGAAGACCTGGGTCGATAATGACCCGGCGCAGCGTTACCTCATGATGCAGTGCTCGCCTATCGTTATTCCGGCGCGCCCGAACGCATCGTTCTCGGCCAACGTTTGCACGGCTGTCTTCAACTAATTCTGAATCAGCCCCGAAATGACCTGAGCAAGGCGGGGTAATTCCTAGCCGTAAGGGGCGGCTGTACCGAAAGGGCGGCGGCTCAGGTCCTAAACTGAGGATAATCATAACAATGCTTAAATACGTCTTCATCTTCGCGCTCGCCATCACTCCCGCGGTTGCCGCTGACCTGGCGCCAAAGAAGCCCGCAGCCCAGGAAAAGTCCATGGGCAAGGACAAGACCACGACGGAGGAAAAGACAACCATCGAGAAGAAGTCCAAGACGGACAGCAATGACAAATCCCTTCAGGACAACGGCAAGTTCAAGGAAGACTGCGATCCGACGAAGGAAGTTTGTCCCGATAAGAAATAAATTGGAGCTTTGAAAAATGGTAGAAGAAACAAGACGCCGCGGCCGTCCGCCGCGCGTCATCGACGAAGGGGAAGTGGTCGTGCCACACTGGGACGATGACCTTCCAACTGAGCGCGTAGTCGTCGCGCGGGGCAGGACAGTACTGGCCCCGCACCCGACCGAAACGCAGATCGTAAGGCAGGGCGAAGACGGGCGTCCAGTGAGAGCTCCGATATCGGTTACCTATGAAGAGGGATTCGAAATAGAGCTCGATAAAAAGGAGGCAGAGCGTCTCATCTCACTCGGCATCGTTCATAAGCCCGGAGAGCCTGAGATATACCCTGCCGCCCTGTCTGAGGGCTCGAGAGTCGTCGAGCTCGGGCCGCCTCGGTCGCCGGTCAATCAGGCAATGCGGACGTAGCATGGACTTTGACACGCTCGTCCTCAATCCTGCGCAAAATTCCTTCGGGAAGCCGCTCACAATCAATCCGCTCTTCTCCATACCCGGCGCCGCGCCCTATGCGGCGCGCGGGATATGGACCGTCAAGGTGGTCGACATCATCCTCGATGATGGCGGCCAGCTGACGACGCGGACGCTTGAGATTGATGTGCGGCTATCTGAATTGCCGATACTTCCTATGCAGGGGGATCAAATCACGATCGTAGGGGACGTGCAGACCGAGTTCTCCGGCGTCACTATAGGGTCACAGATTGTTCTGCAGGTCGATGATGTCAGGATGGACAGCGGCGGTGCGGCAAAACTTATCATGAAGCGAGTGACGGACCTGTGAGGCACCATCATGAAAATCATGATTCTGTCCGTCCTCGCATTAATGCTTATCCTTGCGCCGCTTAAAAGCGAGGCATCCACGTGCCACGCTCATACGCAATCCTGGCACCAAACGATCCTCAATCTCGGCGGCGTAGAAGCAGGCGCTCTTCTAAGAATTTATGCGGTTGAAGGGTTGAATTGCTATGTCGGCGACCATGGAAGGTCGTTCGGACCATTCCAGCTTCGCTATCCCGGCATGGGCTCTATCTTCACGCGGCAAACCGGCCTGAACGCGCGCAACCCACACACCGTTCCTGCGCAGATTGCCTTTATGAGGCGGTGGGGTTCTTCACATGGTGGATTTTCTAGCAGCATTTGGCATGGTCTTCGTCACCATACTCTTCATTCTGTGCATCGCCACCATCATCACCGTCATCATTGGCGCCATTAGACGATGACCGTTTCAACCCACGCCGTCACAATCCGCGATTACGCGTTTGACAGTCTTGTCCCTATGACGATCAACGGCCGCGGCATGAAGAGCGCCCGCAAGGCGCCGATTACGACAGTGCAGCCGGAACAATTGCCGGCTCTTGGCGTGTTCATAGTTGCCGAGGACGAGACGCAGCTCGATGCTTCCAAGGGAGTGACTCAGCCGAGGTTCAAGGACTCGCTGGTTCTTGGACTGTCATGGGTCTTTATGGCGTCCGATGAGCAACTCATGGACGGGACGCTTGATGTTTTCGTCGGAAAGGCCAAAGCGCGCCTTCTAGGCGACACGCAATTTCTTCTTCTCTACGAATTCACTGAGCTGGTCACCCGCGAATATGTCTTCTCGAAGGTCGGCGAATCCTACATCGCTGAAATTCGCGTGCGGATGCATATCAGCTTCACGAAAACATACGAGCCGCTCGCGCCCTACGATCTCAATCTCATCGATATTCAGACCGAGGCGCCTTCTGGAACGACTATCATCGAAGTGCAAATTCCGATCGAGGTCGGAGACCAAGAGGACTGAATCAATGGCCAAAATTATGGTTTACCCGACAAAGGCTTCCGCGCTGAATGTGGCGCATCCAATTGATGGCAAGCCGAAAGTCGGAGGCTGCCTATGGGAGTACGACGGCGAGACATGCCGCGGGCTCGTGGACGGATGGCTAACGGATGACCCGGCGAAGCAGTGGCGCCCGGAAGAGAAGCCAGCATACGAAGGCCCGGAATAACGGCCGCAAGGAAACTCGAGAAACACCAGCCCGCTTCGGCGGGTTTTTTATTTGCCAATTAGGAGGCCACTATGTCGGTATCAACCGGACTTCCCGCCAACTGGAACGTCCCATTATTTTGGGCAACCGTCGATGGTTCGCTCGCTGGGAATCTAACCCAAAACCAGCCGGCGCTTCTCGTCGGCCAGTATAATTCAACCGGAGCGAATGCGGGAACAGCGACAGCAAACGCACTTGTCGCGGTTGGCTCTCCTGCGCTTGGACAGCTGCTGTTTGGCAGAGGCTCCATGCTCACGCGCATGGTCAATGCGTTTTTCAAGGTCAACCCAAATCAGCTTCTGTACTGCATCCCGGTCCCAGATCCGGGCGCCGGAGCCGCGGCTACAGGGACGATCACTATCGCAACGGCCCCAACTGCTGCCGGCACGCTGTTCATTTATATTGCAGGGCAGCTCGTCCAGGTGTCCGTTGCGGCTACAGACACCGTGACCATTGTGGCCACAAACCTTGCGGCTGCGATCAATGCCGCAGTAGATCTGCCGGTCACTGCCGCATCCTCGCTTGGTGTCGTCACCTGCACCTGCATTTGGAAGGGCCTCACCGGCAACGACATCACATGCATCCCGAATTATCTCGGTGGCACCGCCGGGCAGATTTTTCCGCTTGGGCTCACAGTGACAGTGCCGCCTCCGTCTACCACGAATGCGTGGTTAACTGGAGGAACTGGCGCTCCTACTTTTACAACTGCTATCTCCAACATCCAGGCCAATCAATTCTTCTATGTCGGCATGCCGTACAACGATTCTGCAACGGAAGCGGTGTGGGCAACGGAATTTGGCTTTGGAGCGACCGGCCGCTGGAGCTTCTCGCGCCAGCAATACGGGTTTGTCGTCAACTCTTATCGCAATGACTTCGCGGATGCGATCACTCGCGGGCTATCGACGAATGCTCCGGTAATTTCATCGATGGCCATCGAGCAGCAAGCACCTTCACCGATATGGGAATGGGCGGCGGCATATTGCGGGTTGGCTGCGAATGCCTTTCAAGATGATCCAGCGCGCCCGCTGCAGACTTTGGAAATGCTCGGGGTCCTGCCAGCGCAGCTTCAATTTCGCTTCTCGCAAGCTCAGCTCAATAATCTGACCAACTCAGGGTTCGCAATTCAGGCGGTTGCTCCTGATGGCAACCCCATGATCCTGCGAGAGGCGAGTCAGTACCAGTTGAACAGCTTTGGGCAGGCAGACACTGCATTTGCATTGCTCACCACACTTGCGACATTGGCGTTTCTGCTGAGCGACCTGAAGTCCGCGATTACGACAAAATTTGCTCGCGTGAAGTTGGTGCCGGATGGAACGGCCTATGGCCCAGGGCAGGCGATAGTTACGCCTAAAACAATCTTGGGAGAACTCATTGCCAGGTTCATCATCGCCCAGTTCAACGGTCTGGTGTCCGACGTCACGGACTTCACCAACAATCTCGTCGTTCAGATCGATAGCACAAATCCTAACAGAGTGAATGTTCTCTGGCCGCCACAGCTAGCCGGGGCGCTGAGAATTTTTTCCGTGCTGGCGCAATTCCGTCTGCTCTTTCAGCCGAATGTGTCAGGGGCTTCTACGTCCATTGGCCTGTAAGGTGCTGCCTCATAATTCTTGGAGACTACCATGGCAACTTCAAATGTTAATCGCATAGGCGGCACACTCAGCTTTCGTGTCGACGGCAACCAATTCGAGGCGCGTGGCGCATTCATGGTGACTGGCATGATCGTCAAGCGAACCGGCGTTGCAGGCATGGATGGTGTTCATGGCTACATCGAGGTGCCGATCGTCCCTGAGATCAAGGGCGAGATTTCGATCGGCAATAATTTGTCGATTGTGCAGCTCGAAAACATCACTCAATCGACTATCCAAATCGATCTAGCCAACGGCAACAGCTATGTTCTTACGAATGGCTGGTATGAGGGTGGAAGCGTCATCGACGCCCACGATGGCAAGGTGGCAGTCATCTTCCAAGGGGTAACTCTGCAGGAAATAACCTGATATGACCCATGAGAAGAATGACACGGAAGGCCTGGAGGCGCTTCCATCAGACTTGGAGCAGGACAAGGATCATATCTACGTCAAGCTTATAAAGCCTATACCGGCCTATACAGAAACTATCAGCATCATCAAGATGCGCATGCCTACGGGCGCCGACCTGCTTCGCGTTGGCAACCCTGTAGACTTCGATCCTGTTTCTGACCCGCCTAAAATCACCCACAATATGCAGCGCGTTCAAGCCATGGTCGCGCGCCTGGCCAACATACCTAGCGGTTCCATTGAAAAAATGGCGCCTCAGGACCTGGTGGCCTGCTCCTGGGCTATCACCCCTTTTTTTCTGCCAGCGGCGGGTCAGGCCTGACGTCTGCATGCATCGATTTGGCGTTCTTGTTTCATGTTTCCCCTTATGAGTTTCTCGACAAATCTCCTGATGAAATTGAGCGATTGTGCCAAGCCGTCAATCGGCGGATGCGCGAGCGCGAAAGCGAATGAGGTCGTCTGATGGCAAGCCAGGCTGACACACTCGCACTCACAGCCGCCGTCGTTGATGGCTTTTCGGGCCCGCTAAAAGAGCTTGTTAAACAGCTCCGGACCTTCGGCGACTATGAAAAGGTAGTCCACAAAGAAGGCTCGAAATTCGCGGTCCAGCACCGCAACGCGTTCGAAGACCTGCGCAAATCCATGAAGGGCGGCGCTGAGCAAATCAAGGGCGCACTTTTGCCCGCGATGGTCGGGCTGGGCCTCGGCGCGGTTACGGCGGCCGGGGCGATAGAAGGTATCTCCCGCGCCATCAAAGAGTTCGCCGGAACGTCTCGGGACCTCGACCAGCTCAATCGGGCCACCGGTCTTTCGTACGACAAAATCCGAGCTCTTCAAGAGCTTACCGAGCGGCTCGGCGGTTCGAAGGACGAAGCCTCGGCCGGCATCCAAAAATTAGCGGCCAGCCTTGAGCAATTGCAAAAGTTCAACACCGGACCACTCAATGAGCTCGGCCCGCTTATACCGAAGGGTGGCGAGGGCACCAAGTTCAGAAACGAACTCAAGGGAGCCAAGGACGAAGCCGACGCGCTCGCGATAACCTTCCGAGAATTGCAGAAAATTCCGGAGAAGGGAGGGGGAAGAGAGAAGGTTCTTGGAGTTTTAGGCCTACCGCCAGAGTGGGCGCATTACACCAAGGAACAGCTCGACGATATCGAAACTCATATGACGCATATGACCAAGGAGCAGGTCGCGGCCGGTCTCGCGGGGCAACGAGCTTTCGACCGATTGCGGGAAAGCGTTGGATATCTCAAGGAGGAAATAGGTGCCGGGCTCGCGCCGACATTGGAGGATATCGTCAACTCGATACGCGAGTTCGTGCACGAGCATGGCGCGCAAATGGCCGAGATCATGAAGCGAATTGCTGCAGCAATTCGTGACTTCGATTGGAAGGGGTTCGGGCAACAGATAAGCGACCTTGTCGGTTATTTTGGCGGTTGGGCGAACGCATTAAAGCTTGTCGTCGGGGTAGCTCTTGTCGCATGGCTGGCTCCCGCCGCGGCCGCTATCATTGGGATGACCGCTAGCGTTGTGGGTCTTTCCGCGGCAGTCGGCACAGGGCTTGTAGCAGCGATAGGGAGGGCAACTGCCGCGTCACTCGCCTTCGGGGCAACGCCGCTAGGGATGGCTATTTTGGCCGCTGGCGGTATCGCGGCGCTCGCAATGCCGCAACCGCTCAATGAGGGCGAGGACGAGGCGGCTAGGCAACGCAAATATGGGCAGCATGCCGGCCCCGGCGCTCCGCCAGCCCTAACCCCCCTCGGCGCGGGAGCGCCAATCGAATTCAAAAAGAACGTCAAGGAAGGTGTTTTTGAGGGCGTTCTACAGGCCTTCAAGGATTGGTGGAGCCTTGCTACCCCAGGGGGCGCTGGCGGCCCTGGCGGCGGCCCCGGGGGCGGCCCCGGGGGCGGCGGTGAGCTTACGGGCCCTGGACGCGGCCCGCGGGCTCTTCTGACGCGTAGTGGTGGCGATAAGGCTGGAGGTGGGTTACGCGCTAATCAGAGCGAGGCCTATCAGGCAGCGATTGATGCTGGATATAGCCCAGATGCGGCCAAAGCGATTACCGCAAATCTTAGCGGTGAGTCGCTCGCAAATCCTGCAAATACCAATATGAACAACGGCCAGTATGCAGCTGGTATGGTGCAGTGGGATAAACCGCGGTCGGAAGCTATTAAGGCGCATTTCGGCAAAGCTCCGCAGGATATGTCTATCGGCGAGCAGATGAAGGCGTTCAAATGGGAGGTTGATACAAATCCGAGGTTTGCAAAGACTAAGGCCGCGCTGTCTGGCGGCGGAAGTTCGGAAGGCATGGTGGACACGCTCGTTCGTGATTATGAGCGGCCGAAGTATCCTGATTCTGATGTAAGTAAGAGGCTCAGATTCCTTCATGGACTTGGTGATGTAGAGTCAAGATCTGGCGGCTCCCCTGCTGACGTTGCAGCGGCTGCGAAAGCAGGCCCTGGTGTCGTCAAATCATCGTCAGCTGCTGCGGACTTTGCCAAAACGATGCAAGGGCTCAAGGATCATGATCCAAAGGGCCATGACCTAATCGCAGAGTATTTGCAAACCGGTGGCGCCGGCATGGATCCGGCGACTCTCAGCTGGTGCGGGGCTTTTGTGAGCGCGTCTTTCAAAAAGGCGGGTATTTCTGGGCCAGAAGGCGCCAATGTCGCAACAAATTGGGCTAAGTGGGGAAGCCACGTCGACCCGAAGGATGCGCGAAAGGGAGATGTGGTTGTCAGCATGCGCGGCCTGCGGCCAGGGCAGATAGGCGGACATGTCTCCATTGCCACTGGAGCAGCAACAGATGAGGGAATCCCCGTCGTCGAAGGCGATACTAGGGCCCCGGACTACGGGCGCAGCGGCGGTCATATGGTCGGCACTGATGTTGAAAAAATCAGGCAAGGATTAGAGATTCGACGCGCTCCGGAAGGCCTCGATCCTGCTGTGCGCCGCCAGCACGAGTCAATGAACCACACGGTTACTGGACGGGCCGGCGTCGATATCAAGCTTGCCGGTTTTCCAAGAGGGACGCAGGCGAGCGCAAGAACCGAAGGCATCTTCCAGGAAGTGAAGTTGACTCGCGGCCGTCCAGGCTACGACAACCGGCAAGAAGCTTAATCACTGAGGTTCGTAATATTTATCGCCTTGCGAATCGACTGGCGTATGCTGGGGGATAAAGTTACAGTGCCCAGTAATTCTTATTTCGTTCGGCGCATACCAATTTGTGCCGTGGCCGCCGTAAAGCGTGGCACCGGTCTTCTGGTTAATTGTCATCGCGGTGATGGCGAAGGTTTCGGATTTGCGCATGCCATCGGCCATATAATGGACATGGCCAAGGCACTGCTGGTCAGAGGTGGGCCCGCGTATCTGCGAAAGGCAGCGTTCACTTTTTAGTTGCAGAATCGGCCCTGAGCAATCCTTGTCATCACCATCACGCAGCGTCTTCGGCTTGTGCGCCAAGCTCCATGCAGCGGTGCAATCGTCGGTCTTGCCGTCATAACAGTTCGCTGCCATCGCGGGCCCAGAGATCGCTGCCATCACTACGGCTGCAAGAATTGTTTTGTTCATTGTGGTGTTCCTCCTCTTAATAGGCTTAGGACATTTGCCCGTCGTTGTCAAGAGAAAAGGGCAAATGCCTATTATGTGATAAGGCTGATATATGTCGAATGGCGTAGTCACGGCCGACCTCGTTGTTAACGGCCAGACATTCTCTCAATGGGAATCAGTCGTTGTTGAGCGGGTAATTGGGCAACCGCCGACATATGCGACATTTGAGGTCGCGGAGGTTGCAAGCTCACTGACTAGCGGCATCGCCGGCTGGCGCATCGGCCCGGGAGACCAAGCGATGGTCTCTCTCGCCGGCCTGCCAGTCATGAATAATGCCTTCGTGGACTTGAGACAAATTTATTTTGATGCTGGAGTCCACCACATCCAAATCCGCGTCTACTCTGCGGTCCAGAACGTCATAACCTCAACGGTGGACGGCAAACCAGGCCAGTATACGAATTCAACATTCGTGCAGATTGCCCAAGCGGCGGCTGGCAAAGTTGGCATCAACGTCAGTCTAGTAGGTTCGCCATCTGGGGCTGACAAGCCATTTGAGCGAGTTTCGGAACATATCGGCCAGCCGATTATCGATTTTGTGTCGATGCTCGCACAAATGCGCAACCTGCAAATGACCGAGGATTCGGACGGCACTTGGGTGTTCTTCCGCGGCGATACGAGCGCAGGCGGGTCAGGTCTGGCGCTCACTGAAGGGCAGAACATTTTGAAGGCGCGCGCCTTCTTCGAGAACAATCCACTTACACAAAGGGTCGATACTGTCGGTCAGAACACTGGGAACGATACTCACTCAATGGCAGAATCACAGGACGTGTCTGCGTCGTCACAGAGTCAAACTACTTTGACTGGCATAGCGGCGCAGCGCAAGCAGACGATTCCAATGCCGATGGCTGGCGACAAGCAAGCCGCGCAAATGTTTGCCGACCATCAGCAATCGATTAATCAACTGACGTCTTGCATTATCAATGTCACGGTTCCTGGATGGTTCGCTCCGGATGGACAACTATGGATAACTAAGGTCACCGGTTCGCCGCAACAGATTGCGCTCAACAGCCCGATGATATGGCCGACCAATCTTAGTAATTCCCAGACTGTCTTTCTCAAGGCAGTGAAGCACAAGCAAAATAGTTCCGAGGGCACAGTCACAGAATTGGAACTGTGCAATCAAAATGGCCTAGGCGGACTGAATCAAGTTGACGTAAACCCGGCGGGGTAACCAATGGCGCTTCCACTTTGGCGGCAGAATTTGCAACCCGCCTCCTTTCGTGGTGTGCCGTTTTTCGTACACACGGATGCAAAGGCGAGCGGTCGCCGTATCGTCGAGCATGAATTTCCAAAGGCTGACATCCCATTTGCCGAGGACATGGGGAGGCGCGCGCGTCGGTTCAGGGTCGCGGCTTATATCCTCTATAGCCCGTCTGTTACGCCCGACTATCAAGCTGCGCGCGACAATCTCATCAACGCCCTTGAATCTGGGGCCGGCCCAGGCCTCCTTGTTCATCCGACGCTTGGCGTAGACATGGTCGTCGTCGATACGTTTTCCGATACGGAGCGTCTTCAAGAGGCGGGCGGTATCTCAGAATTCGAGATTGAGTTTTTGGAGGCCGGCTCGACGGCTTTCTCGACACCGGTGGCGAATACAAACGCTGCTGTCAACACGACGGCGCAAGCGGCCATTCCAACGTTTCAGTCTTCCCCGTCAATCGCGTCGTTGGGCGTACCAACGCCACCAGCAATATTGCCAGGGGCGACGCCAGGATCGCCGCTTGGGACGCTTTAATGACAATCACCAACACTGCTCTCAATGAGGGTGTCTCGATAGGCACGGGGGTTATAAATAAGCTCCTCGCGGCCCTGCCAAGCGCAGCATCCAATTTCCCGAGTGGCACCTCTTTCGTCGCAGCTGCAGGCAAGCTCCTTGAAAGCATGGCATCAGAGATTGCCGTGACGGGAGCGTTCTGGGTTGACCTCGCCAATGTCTTCGAGCTCGCGCGCAAAGCGGGCATGACCTATGCGTCCATGGATTCAGTGCGTGCGGCCACCGAGGCACTCACGCCAATTGGAAACGCTGGGCAGGCGATCCAAGATTACGCGATTCAGATGTCGCTCGTCGAGCTCTCCCAGATTCTCGCCGCTACGACATTTACAAGCCGAGACGGCATCGATGCGGCGCTCACGACGGTAAGCGCGGCGTTCCTCGGGGCTATCGAGACGGCGGCCAACAATTTCGATTGGGCCTCCTATCAGACGCTTATTGCTCTTCGTGGCGCAGTTGCGATCGACCTGAATAGTCGTGAACAGACCCTCCCGAGGATTGTGTTTTTCAATTTCCCAGTGACGCGGCCAGCATTGTGGTTATCACAGAGAATATACGGCTCCGGTGACAGAGCAGTAGAAATCGCGGCTGAAAATAATGTGAGCAACCCTTTGTTTATGGCGTCGCCTATCCGCGCATTGTCGTCGTAAGGAACCGCCATGCCGCGGCATTGGACACCCCGATGGACCTCGGACAAAACTCTCAATGTATTTGCACGGACCCTGCTTCAAACCGTCGACGATACGAAGTTGATGCAGGAATCTACCCAGAGTGTCTACTCCGGGGAATCGCAAGCTACGATCGAGCATATGCTCCCTTACGGCTTCACGATGGTGCCGCAGGACGCAAAGGATGGTAAGGGGGCTGAATCGGTCATCGGGTATTTGAGCGCGGGCCGCGAGCACGGCGTCGCCTTGGCTACCATCGATCGGCGCTATCGGCCAGTCAAATTCAAGCCTGGCGAAGTCGCTCTGCATGACGACCAGACGCAGCAATTACACATTGCGCGCGATGGCACATATCACTCGGTCCCAAACGATAAAAAGGTCACCACGCGCGTCATGCGCAAGGCTGACACAGTCAAGGGCAGGGGGGATTCGAGCGGTGCCGGCGGGGCAGGGCAGGCTACTGGCAGTCAAAGCTCAGACCTGGGACAACAGGCCTGGCAGCCCAAGACGCCATATGCGCATCATTCGATGGACAAGGATACGAGGACCGTCCAGCATCCTGGCAAGATAGCCCATCAGGTTACGGACACAAACGACCAATCGACCGTCGTTCACGAGAGTTTTGTAGACCAGCTTAAGGGCATCCTGCACAGCGTCCAAAAGGGCCTGCACACAATAACCATCAGCCAGCAAGGTGGGATAGTCCATAGCGTCCAGAATGCACTGCACTCCATTTCTATCTTCAATGGCATTAATCTCAAGTCCGGCAAGAATATAACCAGCACGGCCCTCGGGGCGATTACTCATATCGCGCCATCAATAAATCTCGACGGCAATTCCAGCGTCACCGGCACGCTCGGCATATCGCAGCTCCTCTCGGCGTTTGGCGGGGCCAGCATCGGGTCGGCCTCTTTCACCATCGATGTAAACGGCAACTTGTCGTCCAACTCGATGACCAGCGGGGTCACGACGCCAACGGTCGGCGACATTCTTTATCGCGGGGGCTCAAACTGGCATGTACTCGGGCCGGGGCCTCCTGGCTTTGTCCTAGTGACGCAGGGTCCTGGCCTTCCTCCAATTTGGGCGACTCCTGGAACTGTCATTGCTACATCGAATTACATCGGCGACTTTCTGGTCTCTTCGCCGCTTGCCGCATCTCTATGGAATACCGCGACCGCATCGAACGGGTTCAAGATCGGCGAGAGCGGATCTGGGACTGGCGTGCCTGTCTATTATTCCGGCGCGACTCTCGGCTGGCGCACATGCTCGACCGACCAGCCGATGGCTGGCGCTGGGGCAGGAACGGGCTCTGGCGCGGGTGGCTATCTAGGCGCTTTCCTCTTCGTCAATCTGCCGGCCTCTCCCGCATTGTGGAGTACGGCAACCGCAACCAATGGGTTCAAGGTCGGGGAAAGCGGCTCCGGCACTGGCACCCCCGTCTACTACTCTGGCGTAACGCTTGGGTGGCGCGCCTTCTCTGATGACCAGCCTGCTACTGGCGGCGGCGCAGGGTCGGGCGGCATCCCTGGCATTACAGGTGTCGGAAATTACGCTGGCGCGTTCATGGTTGGAGCGTTGCCGGGAGGCGCCCCCACGTGGAGCACGGCTACCGCTACGAACGGACGCAAGATAGGCGAAGGCGCCGGTGCCGGGACTGGTGTTCCCGTCTACCTCTCAGGCGGCGGCCTCGGCTGGCGCACGCTCTCAACTGACCAACCCATATCGGCATAATCAATGACATTGTTACGTTCATACATCGCGGCAGCGATTGCCGTAGCTATGTCATGCGTGGGCGCGCTCGCCCAAGGTCTCATCGAAGCGCCAAACCAGGTTCTAGCGACACCGGTTAGCGGAACCGGCTATCTAGCCCTTCGGACTATCGGGCTCGCCGATATCCAGTCGCTGCTCACTTTCAGTAACGTGACCGGGACAATCACGTGCGGCCAACAGCCCGTTCTAACCGGTGACATCTCTACCGCTGGATGCGCCGCGACCTTGCCGACGGTCAATAGCACGTCTGGCACATTTGGCGGCGCCAACGCCATCCCTACGTTCACCTCGAACGGTAAGGGGCTCATGACCGCGTCCGGCTCGGTGACGCCGTCGATACCGTTCACCGAACTTACCGGCTCGGCGGTATGCGCCCAGCTTCCTGCTCTGACTGGCGATATCACCTCATCGTCGTGCGCAACTACCCTTGCAAATACGGCCGTCACCGCTAATCCCTATGGCGGCACCAATTCAATTCCGAGTTTCACGGTGGACGCAAAGGGCCGGCTAACGGCGGCAGCGGTCAACACGCCCGCCATACCGATTGGCGAAGTAACCGGCATAACGAGGTCAAACCCGACCGGGACAGAATTAGCTACCGCGACCGGAACCCTTACCAGCGGGCACTGCGTTCAGATCGATGCCAGCGGCAATTTTGTGGATGCAGGCGGCGCATGCACTACTACCGGAGCCAGCGGCACCGTAGCGTCGTCGACCATAGGCCAGGTTGCGATTTATACGGGTACCACGACGGTGACCGGATCTACGCTTCTGCCGGCGGCAAATGAACCGGCGCATACCGGCGATGTGACAAACACGGCTGGCTCGCTCGCAATGACGCTCGCGACCGTTAACGGTTCGCCAACGACTGTCGGTTCGTCCACGTCCATCCCAACCCTTACAGTCAATGGCAAAGGACTTGTCACATCGACGGCACCTAACGCTGTCATCGCCCCGGCCGGGACGCTCACGGGCGCGACACTGGCTTCTGGCGTTACCGCATCGTCCTTGACGAGCGTCGGCACAATCGCCGGCCTGACCGTCACTGGCTCTCTCACGGCCACTGGGCTCATAACGAATGCCGACCTGGTCAATACGGGCACTACGGTCAACGGCGTTCTTTGCACACTCGGCTCTAGCTGCACGGTAACTGCGGCGGCTGGGACATTGACCGGCGCTACGTTGGCGTCGGGCGTCACAGCGTCATCATTGACCGGTGTCGGCACCCTCACTAGCGGAGGAACCGGTACCGGCTTTACGCTCGCGCTTGGCACCTCGACGCTCACCGGTATCGTGCCTGTGCCCAATGGCGGCACCGGGGTAGGGACGTTTACCGGGAGCAATCCGCTAATCGGTGCCGGAACCGGAAACATCGCGCAAGGAACGCGCTCTGGCAACACTACCGAGTTCGTGACGCAGAGCGGCGCGACCACGTCTGGCCAATGTGCCCAATTCGACGCGAACGGTAATACGATATCTGCCCCTTGCGGCGGCGCAATCCCGCCCGTGGAACACGGCGGCCGGCTGACGCTGCAGAATGGCGTGCCCGTGATGGCGACGACCCAGGCCAACGCGACAACGCTTTATTATGCACCTTATAAATCCGCGTTCATTGCAATTTACAACGGCACAACCTTTGCCAATTACCAGTTCACTTCTGGCCCCTCTGATAACACAGGGTTGTCGCTTGGCACGTTTGGTTCTGGCTGGGCGGCAAGCTCCGTATATGACGTCTTTGTTACGCTAAGCGGAGGTGTACCGGTTCTGTGTACTGGGCCGGTCTGGACGGCCTTTAACACGAGGTCGTCCGCAGGAAGCGTTGGGAAATTCGATAATCAATATGTAAATAGCAATGTTTCTGCGATGACATGCAGAACGTCAAACGCTGCTACTATAAGCGTGGCCCAGAATCAGGGAACATACGTAGGCACGATAGCCACAACCTCAGGTGGGCTGCTTACCTTTGTGTACGGCGGTGCCGCTTCCGGAGGGTCGCCTGGAATCCTCTACGTGTGGAACTATTACAATAGGGTTCTAATCTCCACATTTAATTTTGATACAGCGGCACAGTACATATTTAAGGGCCCAAACGCGGGCGTGGCTAATTGGCAACAAGCAAACGCCTCGTCAAACAATAGGATTTATTTTGTTGTCGGGCAAATAGAGGACGCATGCACCGTCTGGTATCAATCGTTTGATAAGGTTATTGGTGGGTCGTTGTCAGACAATTCATTCGTTCTGACTGGAATTGTGGAAAATGTCGCGGGGGTGCCTGTTGGTTCAGACGTTATCTCGTCAGGCGCAATGTGGGCGCCCGTGTCCACACCAAGCACCGGGACTACTACAACGGCAATGCAGGGGCCAACGACCACCAATTGGCCGTTCACCTGCAATCCAATAGGGCTGGATTGGATTCAGGCGGTCGAGGCTGGCGACGGGACGAATAATAATTTATTTGGGATATTTGGCGGCAATCAGCTCAATTTTACCTATCCGATGTAGGGTGACCTAATGAAGCGGCTTCTATGCGCCATTGCTGTCCTCGCCGCTACGTGGTCGCAAGCCTCGGCCCAACAAACGCTTCCCACGCTTCCGGCCGCAAGCACCCCATATTCAGGCGCCGAGCTCATCTATTGTGTGCAAGGCGGCGTAAGCAGCAAATGTGTGGTGTCGTCGCTTGGCGGCGGTATCGGGACGATAAGCAATCTAACCGTGACAGGTTCATTCATTGCGACCGGTCTAGTGACGAACGCCGATCTCGTCAATACGGGGACGACAGTCAACGGTGTTCTTTGCACGCTTGGTTCAACATGCACAGTCACCACGGGAGCTAGCGCAGCAACCCAGTCATCGCCATCAAACCCAGCTACTGTATCAAGTGGAACGGCCGTAATGGAGGGTTTGGCCGGGGCGATTACGCCTACGGGCACCGGTAAGGTGCTGCTTATCGTAAGCGGCAATTTGTCAAATGATACCGGTGCACAGTCGTGCTTTGCCAATCTAAGATACGGAACAGGAACTGCACCAACCCATGGAGCGGCGTCGACCGGCACAGGTTTGACGCCATCAATAACCACATCGAATGTCGTGTCCTTTCCATTTACGCTAAACGCCGTTGTAACTGGATTGACATTGAGCACGGCTATTTGGTTCGACGTCGCGGTCGCAGCCAGTGGCGGAAACTGTGCCCTAGGCAATATTATGATGAGCGCAATGGAGCAGTGATGACATCCTCTTGGGAAATGCTCATTGCCCCAGCGGCTGGCGACAGCGCTCCCGCGATCAATTCGGCAATCTCGTCTATGGCTTCAACCCATGGCGGAGGTACGGTCCGCTTGCACCCACTCGCTTATACGCTGGAAGCCCCGATAGTCCGAGCCAGCAACGTAAAGATAAAAGGGGCCTTTTGCGGCGCGCATCTATTCGACACGGCATTGTCTGAAGGCACTATCCTGACATGGGCCGGGGCTCAAGGCGGCGTCGTAATATATGACGCGCCCGCAGTCGGCGCGGACCGGATTGACAACGGCGGCGTATTCGACCTCTCAATCGATGGCGCGGGAGTTGCCAGAACCGGCCTCCAGTCCATGTCGTCCTATTGCGCGAAATATGCGCGCATCCATTGCGTCGGTGTTACGGCTCAAGCCTATTATTTCGGGACGCTCCCATCTCCCGCCGCGATTGCTAATTATCACTCTCGCCTTGACGATTTGACGGCGGCCGTAATCGGTCCCACGCACGGGATCGTGCTTGACGGAACTCCTGGGGCCGGCCGGAACACCTGCTTTGTGTCGGCCAGGAATTGCCACATTACCTTTCAGCATGGGGTGGCCTATGCGCTTTCCAATTGCGACGATTGCGGATTTGTCGATTGCGCAGGCTCCATGGTGCCAGGCAGCAGGGGCGCTGGAATATACTTCGGTGGCTCTTCGGACGGGAGCCTCAAGGCAGCATACGCGAACCGGTTCATCGGATGGAATTGCAATGCGCCGATTTCCGCTGCCGGCGGAACGTCACCGTCGCGAGGAAATCTCGTAGTCACCAATTCCGTTGACGGCGTCCCTGCCATATATCAAAGCACTGGCGCCACGATAACTGTTGCGAATTATGACGGAGAAGTGGGGTTCAACGGGTTTGTCAGAAACCCATTAAAGAGCGGCTGACATGGACATTCAGCTCGTTGGCCTAGATACGCCAAACATAATAATGATGGACTGGTTGCAAACTCCGACCACCGGCCAGCTCGTCGAGGGACCTGCGCTTCAGGCGTCGGTTTTCATTGCGCTTCTTAGCGATGCGATCGCTGACCAGGCCGACCAATTGCCGACCCCTAATTCGGATGACCTGCGAGGATGGTGGGGTGATCTCAACGCGCAAGCGATTTGGGGTGGCTGGCCGCTCGGATCGAAACTCTGGCTTTTGACGCGGACGTCCATCGTAGGACCAGGCGCGGCTTCCGGGGCCACAATTACACGCGTCCAGCAATATATAGCGAATGCGCTGCAACCATTCGTCGATAATAAAATTTGCAGTAGATTTACGGTGACTGCGGAACAGACGAATTCGCAGACCATTCTAGCTCATGTGACGATGTATCGAGGCCCGAAAAGTGCGATAGCGCTTCAATTCCAAGCGCTCTGGACAGAACAGGCTAGCGCGCCGGTCGTCCCAATGTTTTTGCCGCCGCCATTTCAGGGACAATGAAATGTGGCTGATTGCATTGTCTTGCGCACTATGGCTCGCCTCTTTAAGCATTATCTGGTGGGCTCTCTGGATATACGGGCTAATCCGTCATCAGCATGAAATCAACGAGGCGCTCGCTGATTATGTGTCCGCTGACCTGTTGAAGACCTGGGAAGACTCTGCGCAGGTTCTTGTAAATAAAATTCGTAATCCGGGAAAATAATCGATGCCCTGGCAGACACCAACCCTGCAATCGCTCCGCCAGCTCAATCGAGCGAATATTATGGCGGCGATGAATGCCGGGCCGATGATCCCGAACAGCATCCAGCGGGTCATGGCGGACTCGAATGCAGGGTTGGCGTTTCTCGCGCTGCTCTATCTTGACTATATTGCTCAGCAGGTAATGCCTGATACGGCGACTGACTGGCTTCCAAGATACGCTGACATTTGGCTGACGAATTTTGGCGGTGGGCAGAAGCCTGCTACTCTAGCCACAGGGACAATCACCGCGGTGGGAACCTCCGCTGGAATAATCGTCCCTCTCGGAGCGCTCCTCACCGGCGGAAGCGTCCCGTCGACCACCGGCGGCAACCCTACCGTTATGACCTATCAGGTTACCCACCAAACGACAGTTGGTTTGGCGCCCACGTCCGTGCCGATTGCCGCTATTACGGCTGGCTCTGCCGGGAACGCGGACACCGGGACAAATTTGACATGGAACCCCGCGATTGCTGGGATCAACGGTGTCGCGACTGTGGTTACGCTGACCGGGGGCGCTGACCAGGAAACGCTTGACCAGCTTCGCGCGCGACTTTTGCAAAGAATTCGCCAACCACCAATGGGCGGCGATGCCGACGATTACGTCGCCTGGGCGACTTCCGTTGCTGGCGTAACTCGGGCGTGGACGTCGCCTGGAGAAATGGGCGTCGGCACAGTCACCGTGCGCTTCATGATGGACAGCCTTCGCGCCTCGACCGGTGGCTTTCCCCTCGCTTCCG